CCCACGCGGACGCCACGAAACTCGACCGGCTGGCCGAAGTCCGAGAGCATCGCGCGGAGGTCGTCATCGCCGAACGCCATCAGCGCCGCCGACGGCGGTGTTCGCCGGATGCCGCGAGGACCGGCACCGAATCAGCCGACCGCGCCGACATCAGCACCGGGTCACGCGACTCGACCACCGGCAGGTCCTGCACGATGGTCGCCCGTCCGTCCGCCAGCATCGCGCGGGCCTCATGCGGGGACATGTCGCAGACATGCCCCGCACGCGACCCAAACGCGAGCCGGATCAGCACTAGTTCACCCGCACCGACGACTGCGGCGTCTGCGGATGCGTCGGGGCAATGATGGCCCGCGCCGACGTGATGTTCGCGGCGTTGCTTGCGCCCGTGTTGACGCGGAGGCAGTCGAAGCCGCCCGCGAGGTCAAGCGTCGCCGGATCAACGACGAACCGCACCGTCTTGCGCGTGGTGGCCGCCGACGTGGTGAACGCCACGCCATCCGTCTGCCGCGTCAGCACGTCACCCGACGCGCCGCCGACGTCCTGCGACACAAAGATCGGGATGTTGACGGTGAGCGCCTTCGCACCCGTGCCGTCCACGGCGGTGCACTGCTGGAGCGTCAGCGCCACCGTGGCGGCGTTGCCCTGGTTGATGCTGGCTTCGATGATGACGGGGCCAGACGTGTTCTTCAGCGAGAACGCATCGCTGCTGCGACCCGCCGCGTCAGCGGCAGGCGCCATGATGTCCACGACGTGGATCTTTTCCGGGAGAAACATGAGGAATCCTCAGAGGTGCGGGGCGCGCCGGGCACGCCCCGCGTCAGTGATTACGAGCGGGCGGCGAGGGCGATGTACGGCGACTTCGTGGCGCTGCCCTTGAAGGGCGTCACCGGCACGCGGGTGCGCGGGGCACCATTGACGCGCCACGTGAACTTCAACGCCTGCTTATCGCGCACGAAATCGACGTGCATGGACGACTGCGCGCGGATGCCACCCTTCTGCGCCAGCACGTAGTCGCTGAAGTCGGCGAACACAAAGTCACCGACGGTGCCTTCGGCGCTCGCGTACTCGACCGGCACGATCGGGCGGCCATACAGCGCGCCGTTGGGGAACTGCTGGATCTGGCCGGGCACGATGAACACCGGCGGCGCACCGGCACCCGTGCCAGCGGTCGCGGTGAGGATCTTCGCCCACAGCTCATCGTTGATGAACCACGCGGCGTTGGCACGCGAGCGCGCCGGCATGCGGCTGTACATCTTCGCGGCGTTCACCCAGATGTTGCCTGCGGTGTTCGCGATGTTCTGCGAGCCTTCGATGGCGACCGTGACCAGCGCGCCGGACGACATCGCGCCCAACGGCTTGCCCGCGCCGTCGCCTTCCCAGATCGCCTGCTCGCAGTTGAAGCGCAGCTCCTCGGGCACCTGCTCGTTCAGCCACGACACCAGCGCCGGGCCGTCTTCCATCTGCTCTTCGGTGACCTTGCACAGCGCGCCAAGCTTCTGGAGCTTGAGATCGAGCTGACGGGTGGCACCCTTCGACTCGGTGTAGCTGCCGTCCTCGGCGAGCCAGAAGGCGCGGACGCCACCGTTGCGGGAGCCAGCGACGCGGCTCTCTTCCTTGACGAGCGTCTCGGTGTAGCTGTTGCCCGCCGTGATCGGACGCGACGTGACGCGCGACAGGATCTCGCCGCCGGTCATCGTGGCTTCCAGCATCATGCTGACCACCGGAGCCGGGACCGCGAAGCCGCCGTCCTCACCGAGGACGGTGCTCTGCGTGCGCTGCGACAGCAGCCGCACGTCGGGCGCACCGCCGCGGCCGGCCTTGATGACCGAGCGGAAGAAGTCGGCCCCATCGGCAGCCCACGGCTGATCCTCGCCGCGCTCCTTCATGTTTTCGATCTGCGTGACTGGCGCTGCGGTCTCGCGGGCGAGCTTGGCGGCGTACACTTCGGCGCGCACGGCGTCGAGCGACAAGCCGCTGTTCACGAACTCGGCGGCACGCTGCGGCATGTCGGCGAGCGCGCACATGTTCACGATCTCAGACGACCGATCAACGGTCGGCACATCGCTGGCCGCCCGCTGCGGGGCCGCCGTGTCCTTGTCGGACATGGGAATCTCCTGCCCCTGCGGGGCGTTCTCAGTGTCGAGGGAACGGACAGTTACCGGAAATGCCGCCTCGTCAGCCTTCCGTCCCGCGCCCACGGTGGGGTCGGCGGGGATGCTCACTATCGAGTTTTCGTACAGCGCCCATCGCGTCGCGCGGTAGAGCGCCAGCTCGGTTTTGCTCGGCTTGCGCTCCTGCGTCAGTTCCAGCACGCGGTAGCCGATGCTGGTGCGCGTGCGGATGCCGTCCAGCACGTCCTGCCGGATCTCCTGCGCGGCGGACGACTTGCTGAACCGCGCCATGCCGTGCAGCCGCTTGTCGGGGCCGACGCGCACATCCTCCAGCACGCCGATCTGCCGCGTGTGGTCGTGATCCATCAGCAGCGGCAGTCCACCGTTGGCACGGCCCAAATCCACCGCGCCCTCGTCGTGGCTCAGCACCTCGACGTAGGGATCGCTGAAGAAGCCACCGCGCTCCACGCCATACTCGGAGCTGATGGACATCGGGATACGATCGTCGGCGCTGTCACGCGCCACGCGCACCGCGTCGGCGTCCAGCACCACGTCGCGGTAGAGCGTCGGCAGTGTGCGAACTTCGGTCATAGAGCCTCTCGCAGCAGCCGCACCGGGGCCGCTGGTGTCGGGGTTGCCGCGTCAGGCTGGTCTGCGCCGGCGCTGTGCTTGCTCAGCACCAGCGACACGCCCAGCGATGCGGCCTTCTCTTGCTCGGCGGCGCGTTCCGCCAGCACGTCGTTGATGTCGCGGCCCTTGCTGGCGGCGATGCGCGTGAGGCTGTTGAGCCCCGCGTCCACTTCGGCCAGCGCGGCGTCGATGTCCTTGGCTGGATCAATCCAGTCGAAGGCGCGGGCCTGCCATTCGGCCACTTCCGCACCCAACTGCGCGATACTCGCGCTGATCTGGAGCTTGCCCGACAGGATCGCCCACGAGAGCCACGTCGCGAAGACGCGATCATGCAGCGTGCGGGCCAGATAGGCCGTGTCGCGCTTGTAGCCTTCGCGCTCCAGCGTCATGCCGACGCGCTGGCTGCCGTAGTTCGCCTCGGCGAGGTTGCCGGTGAGCGCCGCGTGCGACACGTCGAAGCCCGCCGCGATGTCGCGCTTGGATTCGAGGATAAACGCGGCGGCGTTGTCGCCCGGCTGGCCGGGATCCCACGGCTGGAAGTCGTAGCCAGGCGGCCCCTGGTCGATCAGACCCGGCTCTGCGTCCATGCGGCGGTTCACGTCGCCGTTCGCCGGCGGGAGCGGGCCGTCGTACCGTTCGTTCGGAATCCAGAAGCCCATCTTGCACGCAGCCGTCCGCATGAGGACGAGGAGCGCCTCCTGCATCCCGCCGAGCATCTTGAGCGACCGCATGACCGGCGCGAACGGCGTCACGCCGCGCGACTGGCCGACGCGCGTCGGCGTGAAGACGTGGATGATCTGGTCAGCCGGCACGCGACGGCGGACCGGCGCGGCGAGTTCGCTCGGGTGCCGCTCCAAGATGTGATACGCGATCGGGCGGCCCGTGCGGTCGTGCTCCACGCCCATCGTCACGGCGTTGGCCGTGGCCGATTCGGCGATGGTGTAGGTATCGTCGAGCACGTCCGGATCCAGCACTTGCACCGCAAAGCCCCAGCCGTTGCCGAAGCCGGGCACGAGCTGCACCAGCGCCTCGCCATCGGTCTTCCACGTCTCGACCACGAGGCGTTCGATCTCGGGCCATGCCATCAGGCCGCGCACGTCGCACGTGGCGGCAGCGCCCCACTGCCGCCACGCGGTTTCGATCGCCGTCGAGGCGGATTCATTCACTTGGCCGCGCGTATTCGGCACTACGGCGCGGAGCGAGACGCCTGACGGGCCGAGGATGCCATGCACCTGGAGCTTCACGTAGCGCGCCCCGATGCCGTTGTTCCGGCGCAGGTCACGCGCCCGCTGGCGCAGGATGACGGCGTCGGACTTGACTTCATCGTTGGCGCTGGACGGTCCGAGAATCCAATCGGCATGCAGCCGGCCAGCCGCCGCGCCGCTGTAGTACGACCGCGTGACGCGCTGGAGGCCCAAGGCCCCAAGCACCCGCGTCACGAACCCGCGCTTAGCTGGCATCGGCAAACCGGACCGCAGTCGCTGGCAGGCGTCCGCCCGTGGTTTCCATCTCCAGCGCGGACCGCGCCAGCGCGAGTTGCTGGCCGACTTCCTTCAGCGACCGGCGCTTGGCCGTGCGTTCGCCGATGGAGTATTCGTCGAGGGAGTCGCTGGCGAGCTTCTCGTACTGCGCCTCAAGGAGCGCCACGCGCCGCGCGTTAAACGTCTGCGTGCCACCGCTGCCCAAGTCCGCCACGCGGACGGACGTGATGGTGCCAGCGGAGAGGGTCGAGACGATACCGCCCGCATACGTGGCGCGGACGAGGTACTTCAGCAGCCCGGCCCCGAGTCGCTTGGTCTGCTCAGCAGAGACGGTGACCAGCCAGCCGTCAGCGTCGGGAGTGCCGGTGACTTCGACCG